AATAAGATAGCGATTGGCGGCAACCGCCTGCACAGACAAAAGAGTGCCCGCAATGCCGCCGGTCGTGGTGCCGTTGAAAGTGATGGTGTTGTTACTGGAACCATTCGCAACGAAGCCCGCGCCAGCGTTGGTACCGGTGTTCACAAAACCCAGAACGCCCAAAAAGATGTCGGCGGCGGTTATGGTGTTGATAATCACCGAGGTCGCGGTAGTGTTAATGAAAAATGTATACACAGAGCCGATGTTATTCAGCGTGCGCATATTACCCCCCGGACCGGCGGTCACCGGGTCCGCTGTCGCCACAATTGTTGGAAGCGACAAGGTCGCAGTAGCAGCGTTGACGCGGATAAGGCGACCTGCGTGCGCTTCGGTGGTGAGCGACGTAGTCGCTGCTGTGATGGTGATAACATTGTTAGCGCCGACGCTGTAAAAACCATTCAGTGAACGCACCGGACCAGAGAATGTGGTATTGGCCATGTTTAGCTCCGTGTAGCAGCACTTGTTCGGTTCGTCTCTACTACGTCTGCTAGGCCAGTCGAACCGAGTATTATCCTAGACGTAGGGAGAAGTTACACCAACCACAAACAAAAGAAAACCCCCTCGCGGGGGGTTTTCTCAGCAAAATTACGACTTGTCTTGGGTGGGTTTGTTCGGGTCATCTTGCGGTGTGCCGCCGGTGTTCTCCAAACCCAAGTCTTCGAGAGCTTTACCCACACCCTTAATGTGCCGCTCGAACCAATAGAATCCGATAGCGAGAGCGACAAAAAGAACGATGGTACCAAACAACATGATCTAGCTCCTGTTTGTGAGTGGGGCTGTGACAGGCATAACAGTGTTAGCTGTTTTTGTAGCGGAAAGTAAGCCCCTTGTGCGCACCTTTTGCGAGGGGCTCACCCGTCACTAACGCTCTGCGCAAAGTCGGCATTTTCATACTGTAGTGCGCCAAAGCGGCGGACAAGCTAGGAAACTCCGTGCTGGTAGTGGTTTCCACAATTGCCTTAGACATTTTGGCGCGAGCCTCCGCAGTGTGCGTTTTGCCCAACCAGTTCTGGTTTCCTTTGTTGGCTTCGGACAACTTGCGGCGGTGCTCTTCAGACCGAATGTGGCCTTTCGCGCACTGATTGCCGCGTAGCGACTCAGACATTTTGGCCCGCGTCTCTGCCGATGGGATAAATTTACCGCCGCGCCCTTCTGCTACCGCTTTCCGCACTTTAGCGCTTATCTTCGCTCGCGTTTCATCTGTGTGGCGCGCTCCTTGGCGCGGGTGGTTTAGCGGGTCTGACGCAAACTTATCGCGCAGTGTCTGGCTAATTTTCCCTCGGGTAGCGTCGAGAACAGAGGCGCTCTGAAATACGGAAACTGCCGTGTTGTAGCAATGTGTCTGCCCCGCGTGCTGCAGCAACAGCACATCCTCTTCGACAAGCATGGCCTCCGCGTCACCGCACGTCTCGATAATCTCAAACTCAAACGCGTCTGCGCCGTAATAATTCCACGCTGCCTGAAGCGCCGAGCAGTGGTGCGTGTTCTTTTTGAGGGCATCCCAGTGCTCCCATTTCCGCCGGCGGTGGTTGATCGTGCTTCCGACGTAGAAATGATCGGTGGCGACATTCAGTATGCGGTAGATCACAGTCATTTGTTACAATTCCTACTAACGACAGTATTACCTATATCGCTGATAAGCGTTGTATGTCAACACACAAAAAGAAACCCCCGAATTTCTCCGGGGGTTTCTCTTAACTAGTTGTTTTTACTAGATTTTAGTTGGTACCCCAGACGCCCAAGGGGTCGCTCCAGCCAAACGAGTAACGTTCTCGCGCCTTGTAGCGCACGTTACCGGTGTCGAAGTCGCCGTCCATGTCGGGCTTCAGCGGGGTGCGGACAAAGTGCTTCAGGCCATTTGGCACGTCGGTGATGAAGAACCACTTCCGGGGGTCAGTCAGGAAGTTGTTGACCACGTAGCCTTCGGGGATGCTGCCGTTGTTCTTCAGTGCGTTGATGTCGTTGTCAGCGGTAGCGGTGCGCTGTTCCGTCTGGAGCAGGCGAGTCGCTACGAACTGAAGCGCCGGAGGCACAATCAACTTGCGGGGCTTGGCCGCAATCAGCAGGCCGCGCTCGTCAGTCCACGCAGCAATCGCGATGGCAGCAGCTTCGAGCGACGTTTCGTTGAGGTCCGCAGCCGTCGACGGGGTGTTAGCGTTCACGCCGCCGGAGTCAGTTGGGTGCGAAGCACTGAACAGCGGCGGGCCGTCGCCGCCCAGTAACGACGAGTTGAACCCGTTGTTGTAGACCGCTGCCGCCTTGGTCTGCTTGGTATACGCCATCGCGCGAGCCAGAGCCTTGGTGTAGCGAGCCGAGAGCGAATCGTAGAGATTGTCTTCGACGGCTTCTTGCGTGATCGAGAACCCCAGAGCGATGGTCTCGTGATTGTAGCGCGCCGTAAACACTTCCTGCGCGTTGTCGTACGCAATGGCGCTACCTTCCGGCTTGACTGGGGCCGAACCAAAGCCGGACAGTTTGGTTTCTTCTTCGAACGAACGCTCGGACGTTTCGGTTTCGAAGAGTTCTTTGTGCTGCTCCCCGTAGCGGTTGTACTCCAGACCGAACAAGGCGTTCAGGCCGGGGAGAAGCTCTTTGAGCAGTTGTGCGCGTGAAATAGCCATCTAACAAAACTCCTTAGCTGCCGATGCCAGTCGGGTTGTTGTACTGGTGGATGGCCCCGTTCCACTTCACAATAACTTCCGTGTAGGAAGCCGGCGAAGCGTTCGGGAAAGTTTCCGGCACCACATCGACAATGCGAATAGGCAGGGTAGCGGTATTAGCGGTTGTCGCGCTCACAGCCACCGCCGAGTTACCGGTGATGGTGTTACCTGCGTTCTGCACCAAGGCGGTATTGCGGCCCACAACACTCCGGCCCACACCGGTGGTGATTGTCGTGCCAGACGACACCACTGCAACCTTGAACAGCGCGAGGGGGTCGTCACAAACATAACCACTGATGTCAGACGCAGTCACACTGCCGGGGTAAAACTGACGGAACGTACGACCGTAAGTCGGGTCCGTATACCAGCAACCGAGGAACACACCCACCGGGGTAGCGGTGGAAGTGCCAGTGTCCTTGGCCAGCGTGCCAGTCGCGTTAAGCTGCACGACATCACCGTAAAAAATAGCGGTGGCCGAACCACTGGCGATGGGAATCTGCCGAGTGGAGCCGGCGAACACATGGCCGCCGATGAGATTGATGGGCGCTAGCCCGTAAGTACCTGTCACTGACGGCATGTCAAACTCCTAGTTAGTTGCCTCGACCAAAGGAAACTTTCGTTTTTCGTTCCCGGAACAGGGGCATCCGGGGGTCATTCTCTCGCATGTAGTTATTGTCCACCGAACTAATCTGGTCTGCGTTGCGTTCCGCGTAATAAGCCTCGCGCTGCTCAACCAGTTCTTTGGGTGTTTTGGTCAGAACAAGGACACCAACTTCGATGTTGTCCTTGAACCGACTGTTGGGGTTGCTCAGTAGTGCCAAGTCGGGCTGCTCTTCAGCGCGAACTGGTTCCCAACCTTCCCGAGTTGCCGCCGCAAAATTGCGAGGGTCGGGAGCACCTCCGGACTCCACGCGCGTCCAACGATAATCGTAACCCGCTTGCTTGTCCGGCTCTGGCAACACAGAGGCGAGCTGCCATACCTTCGTGCGCTCAGTCGCTTCGCGAGAATCTAGATTACGAGAAAGACGGTTAGTGGTCACGAGTTACCTCCAAGTTTCACAAGTTCACGAGCGTACTGCTCAGGTGTAAGTCCAAATTTTTTCGCCAGACTGACCTGAGTTTGGGTAAGCACGATCTTCTTGGGAGCCGTAGCCCGCGAGGCGGGAGCGACAACTTGAGCCGGCTTGCTCTTGGTCGGGGTGGGGTTCGCGTCACCAAAATATTCCGGAAACCGGCGCTTCATCGTGCTGTCGATGCGCTGCCAATATTCGTCGGAGTTCGCGTAAGCCGCTCCGTGTTCCGAAACCAGCTTCTGGTGAAGCCCAAGTGCGCTAGCGGTCATTTCCTGATCGGTGCCGAACCAAGTGTTGCGCTTTTGCCACGCAAGGGTCTTTTCA